TCGCAAGACGTTTCACGTTATAAGATTTTAAAAATATCTCTTTACAAATAAAAACATAGGTATATAATGACATCAGAAAGAGGGAAATTTTATGAACAAGAAAATATTAATAGCTGCTGGAGCTATAGTAATTTCGTCCGCTATTGGTTTAACAATCGCAATGAGAGCTTCTGGCGCGACCGCAACGGTAAGCAAACCGACATACGCGACAAATCAAGTGTTAGATACATCGAGTGTTTTGAGCGAAGTGTCGAGCGAAGTGTCATCAGCCGTTTCGTCGGCGGTGTCAAGTGAGGTATCAAGTGAGACATCATCTTCTTCCTCATATGTAGGTGCGGTTGATAACACAGATGCGCGTAACTTGGCGCTTGACGCAGAGAATACACGCCACACAAACGCACTGACCGATATAAACACGCAGTATGACCCGCAGATAAAAGCCTCACAGGACTTAATACAAGGGTATTTAGATGCCGGAGCAAAAGACGTTTCACAAGCGGATATCGACGCGCAGCAGAAAATATGTGATGACTCCTTTACTCAATGGCAATACGACAATACGCATTATACTGGTGATACTCAGTATATAACCGACAATGAAAACAATTTTTATAATGTTAGTATGGCTAAACTAAGCGTTATGAAAACTCAAAAATTCCTATACGACAAAATAACAACCGAGCAAACCAATATAAACAATTTGCAGACCCTCAAAAATAAGTATACTGATTATGAGACTTCGTATAATCAACAGCAGCAATTAAGCATCTATCAGCAATACCCTTAAAAACAAGTAGCACAAAGCCCCCAATTGAGGGGGCTTTCTTTATTCCTGCGCTACTGCGGGAGTTACATTACTCGGAGGCAGAAACAATCCAACTGTCAGGTCAATAACCGAACTTATAACTTTCGCCTCGGCATCTGTCGGGGCAATATTTAACTTTGCCAATCCCCATGATACGGCTGTAGTTGCAAATGCTTTCCGGCTGTCAGTAGTGAGCTGCCCATTCTTCCATGCCGTTTCTGCCATCGTGACAGCATCTCCTAAAAGGCTTGTGACTGATACCGCCTTAGACTTATACGGTTCGGGCAGTTTGTTTTCTATGTACCCGACAACCGGCTGTAAAAGCGGCGAGAGCGTATCAATCTCCTTGACCACGTTGTCAATATTACCCGCTTTTTTAGAACCTTTGAAATAACCGGTTGCGTAAACTAACCCGATTACAATAACTGTGACTGCGCCGATGATTAAATAAGCATACATTTATTTCTTCCTCCTTTAAATTTTATTATTTCATAAAGACATTGGCTAAAATTACTAAGATTGCCAAGACTGCACCGGTAACACTTATTGCCGCAATAATTCCGCTTTTTGTTATTTGGCTGCCTTTTACTGAACCCTGCTGTCCAGAAACATAATCCACCAGTGGTTTTAATGCCTTTTCCATACCTTTGACAACTTCCGCAAGATCGTCACGAGTAGCATAAATCCCATTATCTTTGAGGCTCTGCTCACGCATGGCATCGTTGCGTTCGTCCTTATAAACTTGACTTTCACGGGCTAATTCAAGAGCGGTCAAATCGGCGGTTTCTTTGATTTTAAGAGCTTTCTCTTTTTCGACGTTTACCTCAGCGTAACGCCTATCACGTTCCGTCATAAAGTTGTTTTCGACTACTCGCATAGCCTCATTGTGATATGCGTATGATGTGATAGTCCATTTTACTTCGTTTTCCATCCGTCCTATCCCCTATCCTATCAATTTTGTCCATGATAGATTTCCAAATAGACCATCAACTGCAAGACCGTTTGAAGATTGAAATGTTTTTACTGCGGAGAGCGTTAGAACTCCGAATATACCATCAATCGCAAGCCCAAATCTAAACTGCAAATATCGCACCGCTACGCCTGTAGAACCTTGTTTAATCAAAGGTTTACTAACAATGGCCTGATACGCTGCTTCACACTGCGGCCCCCAAGCACCATCCTGCTGTATCCCGGCGATCTGTTCAAACTTTGTGACTGCTGCGCGGGTGACAGGGCCGAATATGCCGTCTGCGGTAAGAAAGGTTATTTTAAGCCGGTTTATCTTCTGCTGTACGGTTAATGTGTAAGGGTCGCCTGCGGGTTTATGGGCAAGAGGGGTAGCTATCACATGTGCTGGATTCGGGGCTTGTACGGGTGTCGCAGGAGCCTGTACAGCCATGACGGACGATGTGAAAACATTAAGGTCAGGGTTCTCCTGATGCTGCCAACCTATCCAGTTAGAAAAGTGCTTCACGTCTGCTGGTTCCGCAACACCGTAATGTGCTATCCATAAAGGATAATCAGAAACTGTGTCGTCGTAATAGCCGTCAATGAATGAGGGGTTTGCATATTGTATTGCCCCGCCTTTTGCGGCATTGACTGCATCAAGAAACTGTTTGGCCTTTGCCATGATATCGGGGGGAACCGTGGCGTTGTTGGTTTTGTCAATTTCAACGTCAAGAGTGGGCAGATAGTCAAAACTATACGGTGCAATAGCCGCTAAAAAGTCTTTAATCTGCTCGTTAATATCGGTTATAAAACTGAGATAGTGATAAAAACCGATGTGTAACCCTGCCTCCTTTGCGCCCTTGACATTCGCATCGAGAGCAGGGTCAATATAATCTACACCTTGCGTTGCTTTGATGATAACGCCGTCGTAACCCTGAGATTTGAGAGCCGCGAAGTCTAAGTTTTCATCATGATGTGAAATATCCCTGATTTTAAGATTTGCCGTGTTGTTGCTTTTCAATAAAATTCCTCCTTATTTCGTCCAAAGTCCTATTTGCTTATTTAACGTAGCACCTTGTCTTGACTGCATTTTTTGTTGTGGTGTGAGTTTATTTGCAATTTTTGTTTGTGACGCTGTGAGAATGTGAATGTTTCTATTGGATAAAATCGTATTGACAGCTTTTGCCCTTGCATCGGTGTAAACCTTGCTAACAAATGAAAGTTTATCGTTTGTCGCTCCGTTTTGCTGGTCGGGCAACGATCTATACATTGGATTATTAATAAGTTGTGAAAGCGCACTAAAAGCGGTCTGCCCCATTATTTGCTGATAAAGCGCCTTTTCCTGTGCTGTCATGTAAATCGTTTTTTTGGTGTTGGGGTCTGTAATTGTGCTCGGTGCCGCTGCCGGTAAAGCCGCCGTATTATTTGTTGCGGTTTTAAGCCTCTGCACCTCTGTATCAACAGGCGAATTTTGCTTTGTGCCTAAATATCCAGGACTGGCTAAGTTAGAAAACAATCTTAAAGGCAATGAACCGTTGCTTATGGGTTTCCCCCACAAGTCTGTTTTGTCAGGTAATGAATTTGCCAATCCAGGTATTTTTGCAACAACTTTGTTTATTCCGAGCAGTTTGTTCATCGGGTCGCTTGTGGACGTATCTTTTCTGTTCGGCTGTGATATTCTTGCGACTTGGCCTAAAGCAGTCGGCACAAATTGACCCGCAAAACTCGGTATTGTTTTTTCAATCTGCTGCATTGCCGAGTTGCCGAAACTTTGGCTAAACAGATTATTAACTCCCTGCAACATAGTCAGGTCAAATACAGGGTCGGTTATGGATGATGTAGCACTCAGCAAATGATTAAAAGTCGCTACACTTGCACCCATAACATCTTTAGGGTTGTCCTTGACAAAACTTTGATAAATTTCCGATCCCATCATAACGGGCATGATTTCAGGAGCCATCCAGTTAATCGTATAGGAGTGATTGCCGATATTAAGGGAATACTGCTGTACTCCGTTTTGAGCATCATAATCCCCCTGCTTGCCTGTGGTGTCTACCTTGCCGGTAATCAAACCCTGCGCCGATAAGAACATGCCAAGCCCCATCAGTCCCGTACCTGTCAGCCCCTCCGCAAAATGGCGTATGGCATCGGTGGCCTCCATTTTCCCCGCATTGACCTTTATGAGGTCGGTTGACACTGATTTAATTAAATTCAAAGGAGAGTATTCAAGACCACGCTTTACGATATTAAAAGGTGTTTTCTTAAAAGGCGTTAATCCCTCAATCGCCATATACCCGACTTTGCCAGGTGTACCATATTGAAGCGATTTCTTTTCTGATTTATTTATCCAAGTAGCAAATGAGTTAGCCTCATTGAATGTTGCTCTTTTTGCTTGTTGAATTGCATATTTTCTGCCTTTTTCAAGTGCCGCCTCTGCTTCATTCGTTCCGTTGCCCAAAAACTCAGGGGTAAGTTTATTCGATTTCATGTACTGCGACATATAATCGGTATAGGCGGGTTTACTAAAGAAAATATCCTCATGGCCTAATCCCCACATACTCCCTTTTCTTGTGGCCTCAAGGGGCTTTTGGAGAGTATTTAGGACTTTGTTTTTGCTCACAAATATCGGCTTATTGTCATTTATGATGTTACTGTTTTCGTTAAACTTCCCGCCGTGAAGAATGTCCCCTATTTCCTTATAGTCATTTTTTGCAAAGTCAACCATTGCCCTGTCTTTTTTCAGGAACGGTATTAAAACTGATGATGTGCGTTCTCCTGTTGGCACTCTCATTACCTTTTCGGCTCCTGCGGTAATAAGGCTCGCAAATTTTCTGACCGGCACAAAAAATGTATTGCCGTATACGTTTCTTAAATGGGTTAAGGGGTTAGCGAGCATAGACATATACCGCCATGCGTTTAATCTGTCGCCCCACGTGGCAGGAGTTTGTTTTGCCACTTCAATTATGATCTGCTTTTCAGCCTCTCCAATATCTCTGGTCGTTGTCGCGCCGAGTAACTGTTTTGCCAATTCGGGAGATATTTCAATTTTTGTTGCCCTGTCACCTATTTTCAAAGATAAATCAGAGTTTGCCTTGTCAACATATTTCTGCAAATAATAGAGTTTGCCCTGTGGGGTCATCTTCTTTAACAGACGCATAGACTGAACAACTTGGCCGCTCCGTGTTCCCTCAACAGTGATTTGAGATACAAGCCTTTCGGCTCCCGCTATATCACCGCGGGTGTATGCCTCAGTTAAGAGTTGCTGTGCAAGTGCCATATCCTCTTTTGTGGCTGGTTTGGTGCCAGATGATATTCTTTCCCACTGCCTTGTTGACCCTGATATTCCCTCATCAGAAATAACCTTGTCGGCGTTTGCGACGGCTACCTTGTCCGTTTTTATGATATGAGAAAAGTCACCCTTTGCGGCTTTGTTTTCAAGGCTTATAGCCTGTCCGTCAGTCACGTTTTTGCTCTCTCCAACAGTGCGGACATATTTAGACACCGCCATATTGTCAGCAGTTTTGTTCGGGACTTGCATAATCCTTGTGGGGTTTTCACCTGTGTCAATTTGACCGTATTTATCAATTAGGTCTTTGGTTGGAGTTGAAACGAGATTTCGAGCGCCTATTCCGTCGTTTACTGGCTTTAACACACTATCTGCGCCCGTCTGCGCCTTTGTGAGAGCCGTATCTACCTTAACCGTATCATTCACCAGTGGGGCTACTTTATTAGCATCAAAAATAGCGGTTTGCCTTGACGCTCCAATTTTAGGTGTGCCTGTATGGATGAATGTAATTCCATCTATGCCCTGCTTTGATAACAATTTTGTAATATTGTCTGAATTATTAAATCTCATTGGGTCGAGCCATTGCGATTGTAGAGTCTCCTCCGGAGAATAAAGACGACTATTCGCATTGTTCAGTACATTCCTTATGTATCTTTTTTCTATGGGTGTTAATGTGCTGTTGTCTTTAATTTTGGATAACTCATTAATTAGTTCTATGGCTCCATCGTGTGTAGTGGAATCAATCACTCTACCATTTACTCTAAATTCGTTTATAGTTCCCTGTTCTGCTAATTTATTTCTTATAGCATTTTGCTTATCAATGATAGAACCATATTCATCTTCAAGTTTGGTCGGAACGGATATTCCGCCATTTTCATATGAAGAAATTTCATTTAACACTTTTCGTTCTTGCCCGATCAGTTTAGCCATTTCGGGTGAGGTATCAACACCGCGGCCTATTTTGTATTTTGCGGCAACATCTTTGTCTGTCGTTAAGAATATAGCCGATTTAGCCTCTCCTTTACCTGTACTTGAACCGGGTATAATCTCCGTTATTTTTGATGGAGAACCATGATAATAAACAGTATCATTAACCACTGGTGAAAGTTTAACGGCTGTGGACGTTTCTACAGGTTTTAAAGTGTTATCTATAGGTTTAATCTCCGTTACAGGCGTTTTGCCCCTTATTCTTCCGAGTGCCTCCGCTCCTGCGCCTAACCCTGCCATTCCTAAACTAAAAGGAGCCATCTGCAATTCACTCTTAGCGACATCTCCGGCTATTTGTTTTAAATTCTCACCGTTCTTAGCCCCTGCCGCTATAGTGATAGGCAACTGGTATGCCGAACCTATAACCTGATTTTTCAGTGCGTTCGTAGCCAATTTACCGAGGATTGGTTTTGCAACCTGAGGAACCAATTCTTTACTTCCCCCTAATACCGCTTGCCCTGCATGGCCGAACCCCTCTTTTAGTGCGAGTTCCCCCGCAACTTTCGGCAAAGTCCTACCGGCCAGTTGAGCCGCAGCATCTTCACTGCCTAAGAATAGTTTAGGAGCGGCTGCCTCTCCCCCACCACCAACCATCATTGGCAGCATAGTTGCACCGTAACCTATGGCATTGCCAATATAGTATGGCAATGGATTATCAGTCGGGTTATCTGCCCGCATCTTCTGATAGACTGCTGTTTGCACTCCCAGCGAGCCGTTAGGGTTAAGTGCGCTTGCGCCTGTTGCGTTAGCCACACTGTTCCCTATTCCAGCCAACACTTTCCCAACCGTGCCTTGTTTCTCGGTGTTTGCCGCACGGGCGTTAATATCAGACTGTTTTAAAGAATTCAAAGTGACAGGGGCAGGAACGGAAAGCGGTTTGCCTTTAAACAAATCTGAAAGGTTGAGTTGCCCCTGTTGATTCTGCTGTTTCTGATGTTCCACTTTCTGCTTTAAAGAATTCCAATCTGACAGATTTGAATTTATGGACTGAGGCAATAAAGTATTCAACTTTTGGGAGTTTGCTGTTTGTCCTGTTGTCTGAGCGGAAAGCGTCAGATTACGACCTTGGGGATATGGATTCCGAATTACCGGACTTTTAGGCACTCCATTTTTAAGTCCTCCGCTTTTCGCAAGACTGACGTATGTATCAAAAAAAGACATTCAACCACCTCATTCCTTTACTGGGTTCTTCCTCTGCCTACCGCGATCTGCTGCGCCTGTGTTCCGTTAAGTGGATTCTGTAAAGAACTCCAATAATCCGCAAGGGAACTTCCGCCGTTGACGTAGGCAGGATATTGGCTAATTACATATGCCTGCTGCTCCGGTGCCAATCCCGAATTAGCTATGTAAGAAAGTAATGCTGTCGGGTTATTTACCACCTTGGTAATAATACCTGTATTGGGATCTGTCGACGACACCGTATAAAGCCCATTGGCATTAGTAAGCACCTTGCTTGGGTCTACAGCCGCAGGCTGATTATTTGCATTGGCAGCATACCTCGAAGCATTGTTATTCCCCTGAGCAATCAGTAAGGCGTTCTGCAAAGCCATCTGCTTGTCATACTCGGCCTGTGCCGCTGCCGCTTCATCGCTCTGCTGCTTTTGAACCGCTCCCTGCCGTGCGTTTGCACTCTGCGAGAGCATGGAGAGTAAATCGCTCCCTCCGGTGCTTTGAAGCGCGTTGAGCGAATTATTTATATTCCCCACATCCGTTGTGCGTTGGTTATAAATTTTCGCGTCATTATTCTGTCGTCCTGCATCAGCCTGAATCTGAAGAACCGGATATTGCCCACTTCCGAGTGAGCCGTAATTTGCCATCTGTTCCTGAATGTTTTTCATCAGGGTGTTTGTATCAACGGCGTTTTGGTTGAGCGTGTCCTGCCCCTCAACTTTTGCCGTGCCGAGTTGCTGCTGTAAAGTATTCTGCTGTCCTGAATACTTATTTTGGAGTTGGGCAAGAGAATCCAACAGACTATTCGTGTACTGGCTGTCAATTCCGTTTACCGCAGAGTCGGCATTTTGCGTTGAATACGGGGTTGACTTGTATTTTGCTATTTGAGCTTGAATATCGTCTTGTAACGCCATAATTTAAACCTCCTTATAAATAAGCGCACACTGCTCTAATGACCGTCTTTTTATTGCTTGAACCAGCACCAACACTTGAAGCTCCCGTATAAACAGCCATATAGTTTAGATAATAAATAGTTTTAACTGCCAGCAATATCGGTTTGGGCGGCACAAGAAAAGTCATAGCAAAAGAAGTTAATGCACCACCGTAATATGTTGCCGTAAGGTCTGTATCGCTTTCAGCCGTTGCACTTGTTGATAGAGTGGACTTTACCCCTATATTTGTAGCGGATGAATAAGCGGCAAATGCCGGAGTAGTATACGATACATCAAATTCTCCGATTGGCAATGGTATTGATATGCCTCCGGGGTTATACCAAGCCCCTCCTGTTGGGCTTGTCTGAGTTCTATCGGTTGTGTCCGTAACAATTACCGACCATTTATTTTTATCTACCGGGAAGCCAAAAGGTGACTTTTGAGTGCTGTAATAAACATTGCTGATTGCCGAATTTGTAAGGGAGAAATCAGTTCCGCCGTATAGGGTTATGGCACTTGGCGTTATAGCGGTCACGATAAAATACTTGACTGTTGTATTGGTGAGCATTATCTTCATACCGACTGATATAAACGGTGTCAAGTCTGCTGAGGTAGTTGCAGTAAATGTCGGCGCATCGGCGGAAGACAAAAAGGTTAGGACTTGAGGGGTTAAAGTCCACCCATCCGCAAGGTTTGACCCAACTGTTGCGTTGTCTGCCGTGATCGTTCCATTCCCGTTCATCAAAATGCTGTTTATCCAGTCCCTAATCTGATTAAAAAGCACCGAGAACTGTCCTCTTGCATTGGATTGAGTAGCAGGTTTTTGCGGGAATGATGTCGTGTTGTCTAAACCGTTTACAGGGTTAAATGCAAATGGTGTAATAGCCATTAAATAGACCTCCTTACTTCTTTGACTGGAATAAATTGAACGATAATATCTGAAACATTCAAATCTTCATTTGCGTTGTCGTTTGAAAACATGATTGAAAAGGCTTGTACACCTTTCATCGGCGGAACTTTTCGCCACTCGCCGAACCAGTTATTAACGCCCCAAGTAAAATTACCCCAGTCAAATTGCGCCCAGTCGAACGATTCAATCAGTATCGGTTGCGCATCAATTATTCCGCCCGGCGCATTATCAGTGAAATATGTAATTCCAAGCGTTGTTGCCGTATCTGTACGGCATGATAGCCATATTTTTGTGATGTTTTTCAAAATGTTAGGCAGGCCGAGGTGGTTAATTTTCATCTTCCAATAGGCGTTTATTGCGACACCGTTATCGTTGTAATATTGAACAAAATGCTGGATATTGCCGTTTGTGTCACCGCAATACAACTCTGTTTTGTCCTGCGTGAAGCACGTAATAGGCAAGTCCTCAAAATACCACCAAGACAATTTCAAGGCCGCCTCGTCTATATTTGCACTGTCAACGTAAGGCGTTAATCCGTAATCCCACACATAAACATGACCGTTGACCGCAAGCCAATACTTCTGGCCACAAATTACAGAAACCGCGTTTTGAAGATTTGGCTCTGCAAGCAATCCGCTTCGCGCTGAATTTCCGTTTATATTTCTGCCGATAGGGATTGAATTTCTATAGACCTGCGTACTGCCGCTTGTATTAAGTTGATTGACAAGTGTGTGAACGCCTAAATAAGACGTATTCCAAACCAATTTGTCGTTGATTAACTGAATTGTATTCGGGCAGTCACAACCGACATTTGAATTGATAGGCACAACGGGAAACATTTCTGCGGGATTTGCACCATCGGGATTATATTTAATGCCGTAATTTGACTTCTCTTTATACAATATCAGCGTGTCGTTCTGTATGCCGAAACCTTGCATAGTTCCGTCTGTGGAGAACAGAGCATTGTACTGATTTAAAGGAATGTAATCAACACCTGTACCCTTAATGTCCGAGAAATAGTAAATGTTTGTGCCATTGCCTAAGAAAAACATTCGATAACCAAACTGTATCATTTGGTTACATCCTAAAATCGGGTTCATGTACGCGGGTTGCGTTTTGTAGACTGTTATGAAAACATTGTTCTGACCTGTTGCAGGAGCGACTGTGAACGTCACCACACCTGTCACCCTATTAACGGTGAAGTCTGTGCCCTCAACCTTTGTAACGCCTGTAATCGTGCATGTGACGGTCGTAGCGTCAAGGTTCATGTCAGTCAATGAATATGCTTTGGTTGCACCGTCACCGTTGAAATGGTTTATAAGTCCCGATTGCATACGGTTATAGTCATCTGTGGACGGATACATATTCCCAACTCCGGCAGGCGTTCTGTTTATGCAAACAATCGGAATATACGCCAAACTCGCAACCGTGGCGCAGGTTGTCCCATCGTAATAGACAAATTGAGCACCGTTTATGTAAAACAATTTGCCGTTGAAATACTTGAAGCAACCCTTATTTGCCGTTAAACCGCTATAAATCTGCGTTTCCGCGCCTGTTAATGGGTTCAGTTTGTATAGTTTTGTAGACCTTGCGAAGATAATAAGTCCATTAAAGAAACGGTCATACATTGCCAATACTGCACCCTCAGACGGGGTTGAAGTGTTTACTTGTACCGTGCCGGGTCTTTTCCCTAAAATCCGGTTATTAAACCACACATTTTTACAGTCGGGCGACTGGTTATCGAGTAGTTTATACTCTAAATCTTCGTAGTTTACGCCGCCGGAGATTTCGGATAGAGACCATACGTCGGTCTTTGGTACTTTTGTCTGTTGTGGGGCAACGGGTGTAAAACGCATCATTTATCACCACTCTAACGGTATAATTGTGTTTATTGTGTTTGAGTATTTTGGAGATACATTGAGCAACGCGGCTGCTTGATTGAATTGGTTTTCCAGATTGCCCGAAAGGGTGGGATCAGCGTTTTTCGCCGCCAATACGGCACACCATAAAGCGATAAGCCCATGCACCCCACTATCGAGTTCAAATACATAACTGTCTAAGGCATCAGAGGGCACATCATCAGGTTTTTTGTCATAGTAAATTGTGATTGGAAATGTGTAATTTGACGTGACGATTAAGACGTTTTCACCGCGTATTCTCCATAGGACTTTACCGTTGTCATTCTCGATGGTATTGATTTGCACGATAGCATCAGATAGGGTAATGCGGTAAATTCCATTTACGGAGGAGTCAACATTTATATCCGTTAAATTTATGTCGATACTTGCCTTTACCGGTCTGTAAATGGCGAGGTGTTTAACGGCATCATCAAGAAAGTAATTGTATTTATCCTCATAATCGGCATACTGCGTTGTATCGACGGGCTGACCGTTTGAGGTCGCCTCGTCAACATAACGCAAAAAAAGTTGAAATACTTCACCTTTAGTCATAGTAAAACACCGCCTTTATTAACCGAGATAGCCGCCATCTTCAAGTATTCGTGCCACTTCTGCCGGAACCTCAACCGTTTCGCCACGCTTTATGTACCAATGATAATCATTGATAGTGACAGGAACGGGTTCAAGGTCTAACTGGTTGGGATGGTTCGGGTCTTTGCCGATACGCGGTATTCTTATTTTCACTTTTTCGCCTGCGTTCTGAATTTCCCCGGTTGTTTCGGCAATTTTAGCCATTTGTTCCTCTGTAATTGCGGTGGTCTTTTTGGTTTTTACTGATGTAGTAGGCATAAATTATTCTCCTTTAAATTGGAGGGCGGTTATTAAGCCGCCCTGTTGTTGTTTACAGCGAAGCCGCGTGCTCGATACGCACCATTGCGAGTTCCTGCAAGCGAATGGCGGTGAACATGGCTTTCCAGCCGATGGACTGCATCTGATTGAGAGGGTCAGCCGAGCCGGACGAACCGAGGGGCTTGACGATAATCTGGGGTTTGCTTGAGCCAGCGACATCCACAACACCGTAAGCATTCGCGCCGATTATCATGGTGCCGAATACATCTATACCCGCTGCACCTAATCCGGTGAATTTCTTTGCGTTGGAGGTCAGGATAAACTTCACTCCATAAAGAGAGCCGATTTCGCCGTTGAAAATCTGCGAAGCTGCGGAGTATTCGGAAACAGCAAGCCATGCGGTATCGAGCATGAGGTCATACTGCGCATCAGGGCCTATGATGCCTATGTACATACCTCCGGAAACAGGGGCGGCATTGGCTCTGCGAAGTGTGCGCACTGCCTTTTTAATCTCCGTGCTGGTCAGGTTCATGCCTGTGGCCACAGTGATCCGAGAGATAGCCGTAGAGGCGTACTGTATGGTTGTGCCAGCAGTAACAATGTCCCTGACAACCTGATCTATGGTATTGCTGGCCTGCTCACCGAAAAGCTGTGAAGTTTCGGTAACAACCGGATCCATTCCGATCATGTCGAGTTTGTCAGATGTCGTGATGAAGTCGCCATACTGCGCTACGGTGGCGGGGACGGCGGTTATACTTAGGGTATTACCCGCAGGAACGGTTCCCTCGGTCAAGGGGGTCACGGCAGCAGCGAGGGTGTTAAATCTGCGGAAACTGATTGTATCGCCGTCATTCTTAGGGATGGGCTTTTTCTGCCCGTAATTTGCATAGCAGAGGTTGGGGAGAAGCCTGTCAAGTAAAGTCCTGTCATAAAAGGTCTGCTGTTCTGGGGCTAACCCCGAATAAGTTTGTAAAGTTGCCATAATTTTTTATCTCCTTTTAACTTTTCATTAATTCGCCGTTTAGAGCTTTCTGTTGCAATTTCTTGAAGTCAGAATCGGCCATGTCCCACACGCTTGTTGAGGGGCTTTGGCCGGGTGCCGCAAGCGAGCCGGGCGTACTCGCTCCGTTGTTGAGAATTTGGCTTATTGCGCTTTGCTGCGCCGACGCTGTTGTTGCCTGCTTAATGGTGTCAAAATTGGCAAGTTTGTAAGCGTCGAGCAGCGACAACCCCTCATTAACGCGCTTAGATATTTCATCCGAATTAGGCAAGCCAAGATCACCCTTTGAACGGTCTATTTTGAGTTCGGGGAAAACTTTGGCAAGGTCTAATATCTGATTTTCTGTTCCGGTCTTTACGCGTTCCTGCTTTAATGATTGAAAGTCGGGGTCGGTCTCTTTCCACTGTTCAAAAAGAGGCTTTAAGGTGCTGGGGTCTACTCCGGTCTGTTCTTTCAGTTGAGCGTCGCGTTCTGCTTGCTGCGCGGTCTGAACGGCCTGCTGATATGCGCTATAGGTGGTTATGGGGTTTCCTTGACCGTCAACGTAACCCAACTCTGCAATCGTCGCATCTTTGGCTTTCGTGGTTTCCTGCGTGAGTCTGCGGGCGAATGCCTGCGTCGTTGTCACATCAGGCTGTGCCGCAGGCTCTTGAGTTGCCGATGTAACTTGCGGGGTTTGCGGTGTTTGCGCCTGTAGGGGCTCTGTGCTTGACGTGGCGGGTGTCGTCGATGCTGCAACGTCTACAGCACCGGCATTGGCAGCCGAAAAATCTTCAGGCATAAAATTTGTTCTCCTTTACCGTTTTTGGGCGAGGTTGCGACGGTGCGCATTTGCAGCCCATACAAAATAAAAAGAGTCACTAAAACCGAATTAATCGGTAATAATGGCTCTCAAAGGGGCTCTATTGCGTATTAGATTTTAATTATGTTCAGTTCCGAGCATCGAGGGCATTTGATTTCACAATCTGCGTGATTTGCTTTAAAGAGTAATTTATTGCACTTTTTACAACGAATCTCTTTTTGGCTTCGCTGATTCTCGTTTATCACTTTCTCACTCCTTTAAAATCGGAATGACCGAATCGCTTGTCTGCTGAACAGTCCCGCTCTGTGCGCACGGTAGGCCTGTCCCATTATAATTTGAGTTGGTGCAGATTAAATTGCTGCGCCATGTAATACCATCCGCCGTGACTTCGCCTGTAGGGCCCGAGTTGAACACATGTAATGGGTAACCGCAAGTCGAACATACGGGGTCTGCGGGGACTGTGGTGGGGTCTGAGGACTGACTTAAAGTTTCATCGTCGGTCATTTCTTCTTACCTCCGTGATTTACCTTAACGGGCTGTCCCTTAATCTTTAAAGGTGTGTTGCCCGGTGAGGCGGCGGCTACTGATTTACCCGGCTGTGTTTTGCTTGGAATGCTGTGAATTGCCTTTATATATGCCTGTTCTTTTGCTTTTGAGCTGAAATTAATTGCTTTCTTTACCATTATTGTTGACCTCCTTGTTTTTGCTGTATCATCATTAGTAATTGCTGTAACATTTGGGGTGTAATCTGCTGCGCCTGAGGTTGCCCCTGCGCCTGTGGTTGAACCGCCTGCATAGGTTGTGGGTTAAGGCCTGTTTGCGCCTGTGCGGGTATCTGTGGGGGCTGTGTGGCCTGTTGTGTTGCCGCCTGTTGCATGTCCTGAACAAGTCCTTGGGGGAATATATTCTTAGGTGCGTATTTTACAAACTGGTAAGGGCTGATAGCACCTTTGTTGAATAGGGTTTCCATCATCGACATCTGAACGCTTTCCGAATACTCTGACCCCGGGCCGACGTCAATTTCCATTGCAAATGAAACATCGGCGTACTGAGAGCCAAGAAATGTTTGAGGTATTTTTGCGCCTGTCGCTGGGTCTGATTTTGTGTAACTGCGCGGTTGATTGAAATATGCCTTATAAAACTGTTCCCATATGCGGCCGATACGTTCAATCGAGCGGTAAAATCTGTCCTGAACGTTATGAGTAGGCTGTCGAGCTTGATTTTGCAGGGCAATAATAGCACTTGCCGCCATATTCGCTCCCAATGTTTCGCCTGTCATAATTTCGGTAGTTCCCGTCATGGTGCGTTCCATTCCAAGCATATTATCAAGAATACTTGCGGGAGTGGTGGAAAACGCGGGCGGCTGCATGTACTTTATACCGTCCCCGTTACCGCTGTAATCGGTTAGGACTTCGCCCGGGGTGTTGGTGGGCTGCTCCTGCAAGGCTCCTTGTTTAACAAGCATCTTAGGCCAAGCGGTTTGCTGAACGGCCAAAAGCATCATGCCATATCCAGTATTTAACGCCTTTTGGAATGAAATTAAGCCCTCAATCTCGCCTATGCCATAAATACACTTTTTCCGGCGTTCCCAGTTGAAAACCTCAACCGGATAAAGAGTGATTTTTGAAGTCGCATCTTTCGGAGTAAGCGGGGTGGGAGGAACAATTACGGCACTTTCGGTAACTTTAGTCCAGTATACTTCACTGCCTGTATATGGATTTTTCGGGTCTATCGGTTGGCGATAATATTTAGTGACGCAAGTGGTCTTATTGCTGCCGTCGAGTTCGATTTGAGCCGCATCATATCCCTCTTCAGACGTATTTTTGTCGGACTGTATTAAATCTGTTGGCTGTTTGTTGGATTTTGCCATCTGAACAAGTTTGTCAGTGTCCTCGCGGCTTGAAATCTCTATGTAAGGCTGCTTTTGTACATCGTCCTGTTGAGGATTTGCAACAAAAAAGTTGATTGCGTCTATAACCTCACCTTTGAGTTTGCCAATGTACTTAGTGACCGTTCCACCGTGGTCATAATTGTCCCAGTAATAGTGAAATATGCCTGGCCCGTTTGTAACCGCATCATCAACCGCCCTGTCGTTCAGGTCTTTTTGTCTAACATCATTCCAAACGATCTGCGAATAGTCCGTAAAATCTGACGCGCCTTTGACAATAGTATTTGCAGTTTCAGGGTCACCCTCTGGCACTTCTTCTGCGGTAAAAAGCATCTTGATTGACTGTGATAGAACAGCAGCTTTCTTATTTCGGGTGACATAACTGATAAAATCAATTACAGGGCGGGGGAAGTTCTTTGTTGCGGGTGTTGAACAAGGCCATTGCTGACGCGTTTTAAAACGTTCAAATTCAGGCCAATTCGTAGAAAATCCCATGCTCTGCTGATACGTAAGCCCGTTTTTGCGTTCAGTCCATATTGTGCCGCTATCAGTGGCTATTGACATTTACTCACCCGCTTTCCCGTTTATCCATTCGCCGAACAAATTATTAACATTATTAACGGCGGCAGCAGCTTTTTTCTCTTGAATGATTTCTTTAATGGGGTTTGCTACTGTCGGCACCTGATTGTTTGAAATCTGCATTTGCCATCTTAGGCCTAACTGAACGCCCTTAAAAGCTATAAATCCGCCAAGACATAAGCATATCGGCAGACATATTATTAATGCGATCACCATTCTACTAATCCGCTCCCTTTCGGTTTATCTTCCTGTAACTGCCACGGGATTGTACTTTGTTTTGTTATAGTCGGCACATTCGCGCACCTGTAAATAAATCTGTTCAGTGCCTGGCTCATAGCATCCACCTGATCGTCATGCACTCCGTTCGGGAACGACGTACACTCTTCGACAAACCCTCCGACCCAAGGGGCATCTTGCGGCAACCATACGTTTCCGCTTTCAATCGACGGAGAAACCGCGTTTACCCTGCCCACCTTGCCACCTTCGGGATTTATAGGGATTATGCCGGGAATCTCGTGCTGCAACATTGAGATTATCGCTGAACCGTTTGCCTTGTCCTCAATCAGTATCATCCACACATCGGGGTGCCGCGCTTTCATGTTGCGGATAGCGGCTAATGTTGCCGGAAAATCAAGGTGGCGAGTATCATTATCAATAAGGTACATGTCTGCATTTCGTTTACCCCAACACTGGATTGAAACAAAATCATTATTGTCATTGCCTTTGAATGTTGCATCCACACTTATTAACATCTGCATCATATCGGGCAGTTTCTCATAATAGTGCCACCAGTTACGCTTTATCATATTGCCCGACTCTGTGGTGGGTCTGCCTTGAAACAATGCGTACCATGCGCGGGAACCTTCCGAAGTCTGATAACCGGATTTAAATTCCTTAAGCCAGTCATTGCCCTTACCGTTCTCTGGAAATAACGCATCACCTATCGGTCTGCCTAACGGGTCATTCTCTTCAGCTTCGCAGGGTAAGTTGATAACCTCAACGTGGTTTTCATTTTTGATTATCCGCCCTGCTAAATCATCCTCATGCCAACGGGTCATTATAATAACGACTTTTGCATGAGCGGAAAGACGGGTCTTTATTGTGTTCTGCCATTCTTCCCAAAGCCTGTCCCTGAATACGTCACTGTCTGCCTCTGCTCGGTTTTTAATCGGGTCATCTATAAGTATTAGGTCAGCAGGGTTTGAAGTGATACCGCCCATTATTCCGCGTGATATGAGCCGCCCGCCAGTCTTTAATTCGTATTCGTCAACCCTGTCAACTTCGCCTATCTCAATATTAAAAAGCATCTTGCCGATGGTCTTGATTTTTTCTTTATTACGCCGAGTGAAACGCTGCGCCGTGTCGTCGTTATACGAAACCATAATGATATTTCTTTTTGGAAATTTTCCGTGATAAAACGACGGCGCGGTTTCTGTAATTGTCATTGATTTTCCGTGTTGAGGAGGCATCTGAACTATCAGAATATCGTAGGCATTTTTTGACTCATTTTCAAGGAATGTTTGAACCTTTGAACACACATATACCAAATGCTTTGATGGAATCCACTGCCCGCCATATGAGAGTTGACAATATGCGGCATAGTTTTTGCGAGCACCGTCAATCCAATATTCGACTGCTTGTTTGCGGTTTGCGTCGGGCATCGTTTCACATCCTCTACCCCTAAGGGTTGACAGTTTGCTCTAAGGCGAAAGATCTCTGCCAAACTTGCCTAAATTAGCGTGGTATGCCTCACGCGGATTTACTTATACCACTTGCATTTTATAGGAACCATTGCCATGAGATAACATCGGTTTTTCAGGTTATTAAAACATTCCGTGTTTCCGCAATGCCTTGATTTTACAGGACATAGGTCTTGACATATACATAAGGGTTTATCGGGTTCGCATATTTGGCAGGGTGAAAACATTTAGCCCACCACCTATTATTTGAATATGTCGGGGTTGTCCTTGATTATTTGATATAGGTTTTCTGCTATCGTGTCTATAAGTTCTTCGTTTTCTCGCCATTTTTCATGGCCTGAGATATAGAATATTCCACGAATTATTTCGTGCAACATTGTTACCTTTTTATTGTCATCGCTTTGTTTGTCGTAAAGATATATTGTTTGTTTCAAATATTCGATTTCTCCATACAAGTCTCCACCTTTGTCACCGGAACGATGCTCTCCTTGTTCTATCGCATATTCGCGCCAACCTATTTTTACTTTATCGGGTATGTTCATATTTACTCCCATATATTGTAATCACTTCTGAAAATTATATAGTAGCGCGAGAGGGCATTTATATATACCCCCACCCCCCACCTCGCGGGACTGACTATCTGGCCTGCTCCCTATTGCCGTCTACCTCTGCCCTTGATAGTGGTGTACTGTCATACGTCAGAGGATGACCTTATGATATATTATATTAGTAAGGGTTGCCTATGCTTGCATATGTCTGTCTTGCAAGTTGCTTGCTATCATGTTGGTCTGTACTATACAAAATCATCATTTAGTCTAAATCAGATAAGGTCAGTAAACAACCAACTAATGGCTTAGATAGGCTATTGCTATGCCGTGATATAATGTGCAAGTGTTTTGCAAGTCCATTATAAGGGTCATAATCCGCCGTACATAGACATACCTTGCATTAATCGGCCTTGCCACTTGCAATATTATCGCCCAGTAATGCCGCTGCTTTGGTGAGTTGCTCCGCTAACTGTGCATCAGTTAAGGTTGATATTTGTAAGGGTTCGCCGTTAGTATTACCTATATCAAGCAACTTGCGCTCTGACATGCCGTAGTTGGCACTAAGGTCAAACTGTGCGCCTCTGGACTTGTCCCTGTCGTAGAGACATTCGTGAGCATATTGGCGGCATCTCTCACGTGCGCGATATATGGTCGGGAAATAATCACCACTCTTGCTATAATTATATAATGTCTTGCTGTCTATATTAAGCCAAAAAGCCAGTCCTGATAATGTATATGGTGCATGCCTTTGCTCACAATCTGCAAAGTAATCATTAATCCCCTTATCAAGCTCATCTACGTTATCATACTTAAGTGTGCCAAATGGTCTTGCCATACTCTCTCAGCTCCTCAATCTATCCGTTTAATCTTTTAATACGCTCCATCTCATAGGTTGCCTTTAACGCTCTGTCTTCCTTAGATATTCCGTGTTTCTTTTTCCGTTTAGGTTTAATAATCTTGTTGTATTCCGGCTTCATAATCACCTCAAAAAATAATGACCTATGTTACTTACTAAATCTTATATATTAATAGTACAAGTCTTATATAGTAGTACGCTCTTATATATACGTCTCTGGTAGAGCCGTTGCCTCAGTCTCCTGTAGATACGTAGGGCTTAGTCTCTGGTAGAGTCGATGCTTATGTTAATATGCGATAATGTGTGATTGGGTTCTCTGATTTCTTACCACTGTTTGTATATGTAATGTGACCTTTCCACGTCTGTAATAAATCTGTTTGTAATAATTCGGCTTTTGCTTTTTTTAATGTTCCGAGACACAGTCCCGAATCCTCTACAAGTTCTTTATCCGACCTTGTAAAAAAGTCTTGGGGGTTCTTGGATTTTTGACTGCCTGTAAATTTATGTTCGTTTTCCTTTAAGACTACATATAACCACTTGGCATAAACAGACATACTTTTATATGGGTCTGAATTAAATAGATGTCTTGTCAGTTCTATATAGTACGTGTTGCCGTTTTTCATGCGCCATTCTCCTTTAACGCTTCTCCTGGTTGCCCTTTCGGGCGGGCGTGAAGTGATTGGAGAAAATCACTTGTCGAGCTGCATACCCTATCACGCCCAAATTACTCTCTGTTGATTGTAAAATATCTTTATATACTAATTGTATCGTACGTAAGCGTTACACGCAACAAAAATATATGCATGTTGTAACTATGTTTTGGGCATAAAAAGAGACCGTCCATCACTGGGCGGCCTTGATTATGCGGTCTATATAATTCCCCTTAATTTTAAGTCTGCCTGCTCGGCCTCCGATACTCGCTCAACCGTGTCCGGCATGACCTCCGCATATAGATAATCAACTATTTTATCCCCGTCAAATGCAATCGCACTAATGATATAAGTTTTGCCGTTGCTCTCAATGACATTGCCGTATACCCATGCACTGGGCAATATATCGGTAATGGGATAGTATTTGCCTTTATAAAGATATTTCATCCCTTTTCATCCCCTTTCAGCCTCAACCCCTTGAGCCCCGTGTACTGCTCTAGCGCCGCTAATATCATATCGTTGATACTATCATGGCCTTTATCCTTTGTAGCCTGCTTGATGCGTTCACGGTCGCCCTTGTGTACAAATAGATTCATCCGGTCATATGCCCGCTTTGTATAGTCATTACTCCATTGAGTTTGTTTCCCCACAAAATCACCTCTACAATATATTACGCCTTTATATCTCATTGCACAATTAGCATATTGCACAATTAGATTGATTAAAGTTTGTGCACTTTATGACTATACTCATTACTCAATTAGTGCGACAATTGATATAGAGCAAATCGAGGGAGGAAAACAAAATGAAAAAGCTTACCGCATTGGTCACTTACAAATATGAGGACAACGCACATAAAGAAATTATTGAGCGTGACACATACGAAACGAAGAAAGCGTTTAGGGAAGATTTAGTTGGCAACGGATACACAGTGCATAGTATATCAACCGAAGAAGACATGAAAGCTCGTAATGTTGGGTACCAAACAGCAACATCTTTAAAAAGACAACTTGAAAAATATGGCGTTCTTTAAAAATTTAGTGAGCCTCCACAATAGTGGATGCCAAGCAAATACCGGCTAATAGCCCGAACAGCCGATTCGGGCCCACGCAAAACAAAACGATGAAAGAGGGATTTGAAATGGAATTTACAAAAAAGCAGCAACAACGAATAGACCGCTGCACAGGCAAACTTAAAGAAGAATGGATTAAAGAATTTACTTATATCCAGAATTTAAAAAAATCTCCTGAATACAAGCAATTTATGAAATCCGACAGAGAACACGAAAAACAATTATCAAGGCAGTTTTAGCCGCTCCTAAAGGGTCGAGCATCGGCCCTATCCCATAAGAATTTTTGAAAGAAGGAATTAAAATGAAAACAATATTAAAGAACAGCAAATGCATCGTTGAATACAACCCCGAAGCTAAACATGCGCTTGATTTTTTCGACGGCAGAGATTTGACAGACAGTAACAACGAGCCGGCCTTTTACAGCAAAACAATGAGAAGCCACAAAAAGGCATGGGCGGCACTTCAAGCGGATTTTAATGACTTTACGACAATGTACGGTGCCATCGGAATTTTAAATCAAAACGGTATCAAGTGCCACAGTTATTGTGCAATGGATTAAGTATATGAGTTATAGAATGCCTAAGAAATACAGCCGCAGCCGCACCTATCACGGAAAATGTGAGAAGTGCGGTACGGTAACCCCAATATCAGAAACATGCTGTTATGTCGATGAAAGCAATGTTGCAATTAGTTACCACAGCCCTTATTTATGTAAAACTTGTTATCAGATAAAATATCAAAATTAGAAAGAGGGTATTAATAATGGCAGGTAGAATTGATTATGAAGAACGCAAGGAAACACGGATTGAACATTTACAGTCAGCGGCAGATAAGGCCGCAGAACGCAGCCACCACCTCAATGAGGAATCCAGCCGCATGATGTCGGCTATCCCAATGGGGCAGCCGATCATAACCGGACGTGGCTCACGCACTACAGCAGATATTAATTACCGCAATCGTGCCTGGAACAAGATGGAGAAGTCAGTCGAGGAGAGCGAAAAGTCAAGTTATTACGCAGACAGGGCAGCATCAGCCGAAAGCAATAAATCCATATCAAGCGACGATCCCGACGCGATCTCGAAACTAAAAGAAAAGCTTGCTGGTCTTGAAACTGAACGAGAAGAAATAAAGGCCGAAAATATCAATCGGCGTAAAGCTGGGCAGGAACCGTATGCGCCGTATATCCTGCAAAATCTCGGCGGAAATATCAAGACGGTAAAAGATCGCATCGCACGTCTTGAAAAGATTGACGCACGACCGGCGGCAGATGATATAGATTTTAACGGCGGCAAGATTGTTGAAAATACCGAGGCGAACCGCATTCAGATTATTTTTGACGACATTCCAGCGCCGGAAATACGAGAGCAGTTGAAGCGGAGCGGCTTTAAGTGGGCCAGATCAGAGGGTGCATGGCAAAGATTACGCGGAAATTATGCGCTGTATATTGCAAAGGACATTACAAGCAAGCTATAATAATAAAGCGGGCCGGCGCTTAATCCGGCGAAAAGATTAGCCCCTCAATTACGAGGGGCTTTCTTCAACTCTTTTTTGATATTTTCGTAGACGGTCGGGCGGCGTATCTTGAGTATTTTGCCGATCTCTGTATATGTTTTGCCGTTGCTGCAAAGCTCCATCATTAGGGTGATCTGCTCGCGGGTTATCGGCTGCCGCCTTGCTTGTTTTATGTCGCAGTGTAAATATTTTTTCGTGAACATTTTGCTGGGATAAAACACTATTTTTAAAACCTTTTCAATGTCCTCCACCATGATGTTTAAATCATAGGCAATCACAAGGGGATAATCTCCGCATCTGTAACGCCTCTTTATCTCAGCCACATCCTTATCGGTCGCATGGCGCATTGGCTCGTAGGTGGGCACGTGTGAGGGTGTGGGCGTATGATGTACAAATATTATTTGCTCCGTCATTCGCGCACCACCGTTTCTCTGCTAAAATTCAGAAAAAGTATTCCGTAAAATACGAGTTCATAAATGTCTTTTGTATAGTAGCCGAATAGCATGCCGGTAAGCGCGAGCAATAGGCCAATAAAGTTAATAATTAAAACTGTTTTCATTTCTTCACCTCCGGCGCTTGTGGAAGCGGAAGCCAACACTGCGTTGACGAATTAGTTCCCATGATGTGAGAAAAAAATTTGATCTGAACGTTTCCGCCTTTTCCGTCATTTGAATACGTCGCGATATGATATTTTCCTCTCCAAAGCACAATAACTTGCTGCCCATCTACTGGCGGTTCCTTTTCCACGTCCCTCCACCTCAGTTGATCGAGGGCGGTGAGGGCAATCTCAAGTGCCTCATTATGTTCAACCGTTGTCTTTTCTTGACCATGCCATTTATTGGTTGCCAATATGTTTTTTGCTTTTTCCGCTGTCATTTCACTCATTTGTCTGCCTCACTTTCCATTCTTATTCAAAATACATGTTTGCGCGGTGGGTATAACAATGCTTAAACATATTTAGCCAATGCTCGTGCATATTATAAGGTTTCATAATTCCGTAATTGTGACCTTCCATATCAACCTTTAGGTCTTTCATTGCATTGTATATTTTTCTACATTCTTGCGGTGTAAATTTTCCGTCACAATCTGAGTGATTTAGAAAAATGTCAAGGTCATCATTACAAATTTCGTCCCACCGCTTTATGTCGGCATCGGTATACTGTTTGAAAAATAAATCTTTATACTGTTTCTCATAAATCAGGCCAAATTCCTCATTATAAGCCCTTGCTACAGCCCTCCGATAGAGCCCGAACGTTATATATCCACACGAAAATCCGTCTTCATCTGACAGTCCCTTTGCTCTAACATCAATTCCCATTTCCCTTGCTCCTTTCCAGCGATTTATCAACTTGCATCGTCATCCAAGAATTATCTCCATATTTTATTTGAAATAGACCATCTTTACTTTCATTGGCTTTCTGTAAAAACATTTCATATACCGATCTTATTGCTTCATCCGTATAATCTTGTTTTTGCCCCGTGCTTTGAAATAGTCCGTTTCCCAACGGCTTCACTGATGTAAGGTATATTTTACCTGTTAATGGAGAAACCATAAGTCTTTTCATGATCTTATCCTTTCCAGCGCATCGGTGGCGGCTTGTTTGGCTTCGACACGGCTAAACCACCAGTCCTCGCCTAAAACTCCTTGTTCATACTCCGTAACCCCATGCTCATAAATTGTCTTTGAAATTTTGCTGTCTCCTTCGCCCCATTCATCGTAGAGATAATAGACTGGGGTTCCGTCATCTGCTGGAAATTCGCGTATCGTCTTCCCCACCGCATCCATCAGCTCAAACTCAACAAGATTGATTATTGCCGCGCCATTGTTTTCTGCTACCGCCATTTCAAGGCGGGATAAGATGTCAGACATGAGCGTCACCGTCCTTTACTATTTCCCAATCCCAATCAATACAATTGAAAGCCTCTTCCTTTGCTGCCTCTCCAATTTCTTCCTCAGTGGCATCGTCTTCAACCTCAAATTCTCCTTCTTGGGTTGCTCCGGCATATCCGATACTTAAATTCCATTTAACAGTTCTCACTTTTCTGCACCGTCCTTTCGTTCGCCACCGCTCATAATAGCTCCACAAGTAGAGCAAAATTTTGTTGCGCTTTGACTTGAGTGACCGCACGGGCAAATAAATCCTTCCAGTTCTCCGTATGGATTTATCATTCGTTCCCATCCCTTGTGGACAATATCCACCAGTTCGCCCCGCTCAACCTTTCTGACTATCTCGGCGGCTTGCTTAAGAGCTTCGTGCTGATACAATGTAATATCATTTTCACAATCTTTATCTAATTCGTTAAGAATTTCTACTATCTCTGCCGGTTGCATTTTATTTTTCATCGGTGGCCTCCCCCTCATCTATTGGATGGCAAGAATATTCAACCGAAATGCATACATACATTTCTTTTTCACATTTAGGGCAAATTACTACTCTTGCATCCATATTGTTGTTGGTTGCCTCTCTCCCGTCAAAGCGATTTCCGCAATAAACACATTCGCAATCGTCAACACAAACAGTTTCATCTGTGGGAAATTTTTTATTTTTCATTCCTCCCCCTCCTTGCTGTTGATGGCGGAGCGGGCCTGCTGGATGAAATAATCCTCCATTTGCAATGTAGCAAGTGCTTTTTCTATTTTTGTAATAGAAGTTGCTCCCAGTCTATTGTCATGGTTGTCCTCACAAGCTAAACGATATGCCCTATTCTTAATCTTCAGCGCCTTTGTGAGGGCGGCGTTGTGCTGCTCCAACTTTTTGTAATTCTCGTAGGTTGTGTCATTGGCAACTTTAAGGGCGTGGCTGTAATCTTTGAGTGTGGTAATCTCTCTTCTCATAACCTCATATCCTGTTTTTGAGCCATCCAATAAATCGGACTTAAGGGCGGCGTTTTCTTCCTGCATAGCAGTAATTTGCTCCAACAGGTATTTGATATCATCCGAGGCGCAACATATAAAAACCGCATCGTCATATGAATGCGCTTCTCCAATTTTTAATCTTGTGTCTGGGTTGCTAAATATTGAGCGGCCCTTTTTAATATTCGGTATATGACACCAATTACCCTGTGTTGCCTTATTCAGCCTCTCGCGGATTTCATCTTCTCTGTTCATGCTTCGCCCTCTCTTTCTCAATCTCAGCATCCCATTCAAGTGCAGCGGCTTCGCCAAACTCGCGGGTGTAATATGCCTCGTCCTCATAGAGTGCACAATAATCTTTTGTGTCGGCATGTCCACATCGGTATAATATTTTCAACTTGCCGTCAATAAGGTGGAGCTCCGCGCATGTGATTTGCCATTCCATTCCGAAGCTGTCCCAAATAATATCACCGGGTTTGTGCGGCAAAATACGATGTTCCTTTTTTGCCTGTGCGAGGTCGGTGACTTCGGCAGGGGTTAGGTTGGTGTCCTCGTAGGCGGCAAGGCGTTGGATTGCCATTATTGCAGGGCAGCACTCTAACTGTTCCTTAAAGTTTTTAGCAGGGCAATCTTTACAAAAAATTGTGGCTTTCGGGTGATGCGGGCAAACGCAATTTAAAAATGATTTGCCGCTTGGTGTAACTTTAGTCAATCTTTCCATCATTCTCCTTCGCCCTCCTTTAAAAATTCTTCAATATTCCATCTAAAATGCACTTTCAGTTTTCGTCCTTTGATTTCGCATCCCTCTGTTTCAAACCACGCTATCGGTATAGACTGACGATCCGCGTGTGCAAGAAAATATTCAACCTTAACTGCCGACACAAAATATGTGCGTTCAACATCACGAAAGTTTACGATAAAGCCGCAAATCATGTTTTTATATGTACTCGCTTTTGATAATTCCGTGACTTGGTTCTGGCGGATTGCTGAGAACGGTATTGACTTCCCTTTATGGCTTTTCAACTCCAAAAGATAAAGAGTGCCGTTGAAAATCATGCAGTCACAAATATTTGTTTGCTGAAATCGGGTGTTTTCTTTATCACCGCCCCAGCTCGCCGTGCCATCTCTAAACCGATAATAAAATATACATTCTGTATTAATGCTTTCTTTAAAATCCTGCTCAAACTTTTTACCCTCGTTCGTTTTTTAGCCCTCCTTCGTTCTGCGGTTCCATGCGGAAATTGCTTTGGCCTCTGCCGCAAAAAGTAATACTTTATCCTGTTCTGACACAGAGCTTTCTTTTTGCTTGTAGCAATCATAAGTCGTGTTCACCCATCCTGTAGCAAATACAGGGCCGCGACCTTTGCATTTATTACAAATTGCCTTAATCAAATATTCTCGTCGCGATTGTCCAACTCCGTTGTATCCTCCAAATAGGTGGTCTTTTGCGCTTAGTTTGGCTTCCCCTCCACAAAATGGACACGATTTTAATTCATTCAGCATTATGTGAAGCCTCCCAAAGATAATCATAAATTTCATGGTGGTAGGGGCTATTGTCGGCCTTTGCTACCTGATGACCGCATCTTGCACAATATCCAACTTCCCATAGTTCTGGGTACTCGACTCTATTGCCGCCCCATCGGATAAGTCTGCATCCGCACTCCATACAAAATGGTTCATTATCAAGTCCAAATCCGTCATAGATAGTTTTTAAATTTCCTAACAAGTGGATATCTTTAAGCATCCGTTTAATTTGTGCCTTAGAAATTTTCTCGCCCAAAGCAGCTTTTTTAGCTTTGCGGGGTACTTTGTTACCGTTTATAATTTTATTGTAATATTTTATGCACTGTTTCATCCTCTTCCCTCTCTGCGCTCTTGTGGGGCGCTGTGTGCTGATATAAATTTTGTGGTATAATTCCATGCTTTCAAGGTTTAATCTCGTCCACGGTCACGGTAGGGGGCTAGAAAGGCGTTTCTTCTTCAATGTTCGCTGATAGTGTTACTAATTCGGCAGGCACTTGAACTGTTGAACGCATATTCATAGCAACTAAATACGTTTTTATCGGGTTAGAACGTTCAATATCAGTTATACAAAATTCACCGTTTGGACTTGAAACTTTTCCCCATTTTGTGCGAGCGCCGCAAATCATTCCGCAAACCATTCCGTACAAATTACTGTGATCGGGGAATTTTATGTATTTTCTTGCAGTAAACTGCGCACCATTTTCATATTCGTAAGTTGTATCAAAATATCCGTTTGGAAATTCAACCATGTCGCCGAGTTTAATTTTAATCATTGTGTGACTTCCTTCTGCCCATGTTGTGGGCGATATAATTTTAAGGGTGTAGTTTTTCCATGCTTTTATCTTGCTGGGCTTGTGGTGGGGCTTGTGGGAGGGCTGACGGGGTTATTCCTGCTCTCTCGCCTTGCTCTCCGCAATCCTCATATCCCCAGCACCTCACAAAGCTTTTTAACATTTTGCTCATATTCTTTGGCTGACACGTTTAAAAGGCATAGCCTAAACCGATATTGAGTGTAGCTTTTATAGTCGCCTTTTTCCCCGTTCAGCCGAGCATCTTCGAGGATGTAAGCGGCGTTTTCAACCGTCATATCGCGTTTCAACCTCCTCAAAGCGTTGTACTGACCCCCTAAAAAACATTTCAATCATTCCTGTTTCACCGTCTTTGTTTTTGTCAATCAGTAATTGGGTTTGTTCCGGCGTATAGTCTTTTGACTTCTCGTAAACGTAGGGGCGAAAAATCATAAAAATGTAATCGGAATCCTCTTCAATATTTCCGCTCTCTTTCAAGTCCGACATTCTCGGCGGTTTTGGTTTGCCGCTTTTATCGGCCTGCCTTGAAACTTGTGATAAAAGCATGATGTGACAATTGTTTTTCTTCGCTAGCCACTTAAACTCAGCCGTTAAAAAGTTTATCCGTTCTCTTGTGTCTTTCATTTTCTCAACAGTTCTGACGCGCTGAATAAAATCAACAACCACCAAATCGGGCTTTAACTCATAAATCCTGCGCGAGATTTCCTCGATTGTATAAATGTCACCAAACAGGTAAAGTTGCTTTTTGCCATAGAGATCAGAGACGCTTTGAGATATTTTTTGCTGCTGCTCCTTGTCGAGATATTTGTTTTTTATGCCGTCGTATGGAATACTGAGCAAAGAAGAAAACATCCTGTTGTAAATCTGTTCTTTCGACATTTCAAGGCTGAAAAAGGCAATGCGGTTTTTTGTCTTGGTCTGATTTTCAACGACATTTATTGCTATTGCGGTTTTTCCAGTGGACGGCGGTGCTCCCCAACAGGAGATGCCGCCTTTTAATAGGCCGCCCGTTTTATCGTCTATGTGTTTGTACCCCGTCCATATCCTTGTGTCGCGGTCAAGTGGCTTATAAATCGTGTCTATGTAGCTGATCAGGGTTTGTTTCCTGTCCTCTTCAACATCCTTTGCCGAGGAGCCGGCCCGCTCGCCCTCAATAATTTTTTCAACTGCCGGAATTAGCGCGTCGGCCTCCATGTCACAAAAAAGGACGTCTTGAAGTTTGCCGGTAATTCTCCGTTGCTGACTTTTAGCTCTAACAATCTCGGCGTATGCTTTTGTGTTTGCCAGCGTGGGAACCATCTGGGCAAGCTGTAAAAGATAGTCCTTATCAGTTTTTAATCTTTCGAGCAGCGTCACAAAATCAATCGGTTTGCCCTGCTTGTGCATGTCAACCATCGCCGCAAAGGTGGCCTGATGCTTTGGCAGATAAAAGTCACTTTCGCTTAAAAAGTTGACGAGTGGGATACTCTCTGACGGCTCTATAAGCATGGCACCTAAAACAGACTGTTCGGCCTCAATCGAATATGTCATAATTTATCCATCCCCTCATATCCCCAACCTGCGGATTTTTTAGCAATCTCTTTGCCTTTAAGTTTGTCCCAGATAATCCCCTGCCACATATTCGACATGCACTCAGTAATCAGCTCAATAACGTCAGCCTCATAATAAATTTTGAGTTTGTTCTCAATCTGCGTTAAAAAAGATTTTAGCCCCATTGGTTTATACGGCTTCTTTTGTTCTTTTTTATATTCCAGCCATTCTAAGATTTTTGATTGAAGATCGCCTGAAAAAGATTTACCCTCAAAAATATTAAGTTCAGTCTCGGGGGATATAGGGGGTTGTTTTAATGGTTGCTTTAATGGTTGCTTTCTATGGGTGTCTAATCCGTCACCAGGCGTGGTGTCTAATTCGTCATCTGGCGGTGCGTCTAATTGGGGGACTGGTGTCGTATTAGTCATCACGTGTCTAATTAGCCGCCACCCATCATAATTTTTATTAAAAGAAATAACTCTTGAATTGTTAAAAGTTGCCTCTTTGATTATCAGCAAAATTTTACATTCAAAAAGAAATGCCATTTCTCGCTGAACCTGTCGGCGTGGAATACCCAGCCGTGCAGATATGTAAGATGCAGACAAGGAACATTCTTTACGACTGAACCCATATGTTTCACGCCAGAGCAACATGATAATTCGGAATTGTGTCCCGTTGAGCGGAAATTTTATAATATTTTCAAGGATTTCATTTGCAATTGGGGCATACCCATTTTCCTTTTGCACGTCTGCCGTAGTTGTTCACCCCCATTCAGTTTGAAATAAGTTGTTAGCCCTTGCGCCACTTAACAAGTCCCCACACCGCAAGAACGAAGTAAACCGCAAATAGTATCGCCTGTGAATAAAGCCCCTTGTATGCGTCTACAGCGCACCACAAGGCATTTGTAAAAAGCCATAAGATAAAGCACCATTTCTTTTTATAGATATTTGCGACTGTGCCAATAATAGAGGCTATGGTTATTAAATAAGTCCAATTCAAAACAATCTCACCTGTGCTTTCACCGCCTGTAAACGTTCCTGCGCTTTGTCAAAATAGTCTTTGTCAATCTCAAACGCTATGTACTCAAATCCCATTTCGTAGCAAGCAATTAACGACGATGCGGAGCCGACGTGAGTGTCGAGGATTTTATCGCCTTTATGTGCGTAATTGGTTAGTAGCCATTTATAAAGGGGAATAGGTTTTTGTGTGGGGTGAAAACGTAAAGGGTCTTGCGGTACGCACTCAAATATTTTCGCGTTTAAATTAAAACTGCACCAAGCGTATTCACACATCGCCATTGAGAATTTTTCGGATATAGTGAGTTTTTTCCATATTACAAAACATCTTGTAGGTGGTAGTTCAAAATAATTCCCACCCCAAATAATTTGGTTTTTAGATATTCTGAATAGTTCGTCGAAATACTCTTGTGTTGGTGCAATATCCCAATGTTTAATATTATTAGTTTCCTGATATTTTTTCGACCATGTGCCGCCTGTTCGCTCAATTTTATATTTGTTAAACCACCCTCCAAACCTGTCTCTTCTTTTATCATCCCATTCGTCGTTATTTGCCGAACCATACGGTGGGTCAACAATAGCAAGTTCAAAGTATTTATCTGGGAACTGTTTCATCCCCTCCATGCAATCCATGTTGTAAAGCTGATTTAAAGCAAGCGTTTTTATTCCCCCATTCATCCACCAAAATATACGGATAGTATTATTTATTGGGCTTGTTTCGGTAGGCAGTCCACGTTTTTCCGTAACTATCTTTGTTTCTTTCATCGATGTAATCATGACCATCTTCTGATAATTCCCAATATCTATCATCCGGTTCATCCCCGTCGATAATAAACACTGGCTCTCCATCCATCCCCCTTAATTCTTCGAGCCTCAACGGCTCGTTCTGCTCACGGGTGAGTTGGGAGCGGAGATATTTAATAGCGGTTGCCATTCCTCTTGCCCTTAAGGACATTGGCTTACAGTTTGATGATGCAATTTCACATTGTTTTAGTGCCTTTTCAATCTCGTTCATGTTTGCTCCTTTCACCACGGAAATTCTTGAATTAATTTTGGCTGATGTAATATCGGTTTAAGGCTACTTTTAAGAAAAATAGGAATATTTGCAGCTTTGCACTGGTCAACAATGTCTAAAATCCACTCACGTTTCGGGACAACTTTTTCTTTGCGGTTTCCGGTTTCTGCGCCGATGATAACCCAACCCGTTCCAAACAAATTGAAATCTGAATCTGGATTTCTTAACAATGGTTCTACGCTTAGAAAATGATGAGGAACTGCCCATGCATATTCATTTCTCATCCCTGTTGGAAGACTTTGACCAAACCACCAATTGTGCATATCTTCTCGCAAATAATCCTGAAACACTCCAACATACATTTCGGGCCGCTTAGTCAAAAATAAATATCTATGTTGCGGGTTCTCACTCATTACGTCAAAGGTTTGCTTAATCCATTCGTCTTTCCAATCCGCTATGTCGCTCATACTATCCATAAAAATCACTTGTGGCTTTTTGCTGTAAAGGGATTTCAAACGGTCAGGAAAGAATTGCGGCTTTGAAAAATCCTCAATCCATTGAAAGCGATCGTTCATCTTTTTTGCATAGCAGAACGGACAACCATAAGTGCAGCCGACAACCGGATTTAAGGACGCTGAACACCAATCTATCTTTGTTTTATTCACTGTTTGCTCCTTTCGGGCGGGATTAGCCGCCCATAACGTTTAATTAAGGGAGATCGTCCCCTGCAATCTCAACAAAATCATCACAATTTGCCTCGGTCATCGGTACGCCCATATTCTCCGCGTTCTTTGCAATCTCGCTCATTCCGTCCTGCTTGCGCTCTGCGAAGTCAACCTGTGACGCCACTATCTCTGTGGCCTTGCGCTTATTGCCCTGCTTGTCCTCGTAGGAGCGCGTCTGAATGGCACCCGTGACAGCTACAAGTTGGCCTTTGTGAAAATACTTTGAAACAAATTCGGCTGTCTGCCGCCAGCAGACGACATCAATAAAATCTGCCTGACGCTCTGCCCCTGCTTTGACATATCCTCTATCAACTGCGAGTGTGAAAGAGCAAACCGATATATCCGATTGAGTGTGTTTTAACTCCGGCTCTGCTGTTAATCTTCCGTTCAAGGCGCATACATTAAGCAAAATAATTCCTCCTTTATAAATATGATTTTCCAAAAACCGTTAAAAAGCTAAGTTCAGGATGCTCTCCCTCAAATTTGCGTTGCCCGTGCCGATGTATTTGTATTACCAATTCCTTGTCTTTTTCATCTGTCACGATTTGATGATGATACCGGCATAGCCATATTTTCAGATTATATTCTTCTGATGTTTTCCTCCGGCAACCTCCAAAGCAATGATGGGATTCTAAGTTTTGAGTTGTGCCGCATACCCAGCATCTATTCATTGCCCCACCTACTTTTCAACAGAGCCAATTCCTGCGGTGTCATGGTTTCAATGCCTAACTCTTTTGCCTCGTTGACTATGTAGTCGATCAGTACGCTCATTTCTCGAGTGTCGTAAACTGACGAGCCATAATAGGCTATAATCTTTTTAAATCCTGCGAGTTTGCTATCTTCAAATTCCTCCGCAAACCAGCCCATACCTCGGCAGTTCCACCTATGCAAAAATGTCTCGACCGCATCGTTACGAAGTGGGAAAAAATCAAACTGTCCCACGTTTTTTATAGCGTCTTGATAAACAAATTCTTTGGTGTTTCGGATGACCTCGGAAATCTTTTGACACAAAACCCATAAATAAGCGTTGGCGTCTAAACTGCGTTTCTTCCGATATTCTTTGAGTGTCGCAACGTAAAACTTTTCTTTCATACCTGCAGCAAATTCTTTCGCAATGGCAGGGGCTCTGACCTTTAAAGAGAGCCAAAACCCCTCACCGTCCTGTGACCATTTCGCACGGTCGAAGAGCAAATCAGGCATTCTTGTTCACCTTACCATTGAGCCATATCAAAATTTTATCGCCCTGAGTTTCGGAAAGTTCTTCGATGGTATCGACCCTGTAGTTACCTTTTAAATTAGCCTTTATGTAGTCATCCGTGAGGCTAAGTTTTTTGATAATGTCGTGAATTACTTTTGACTTTATGGCATTTATGCGCGCCTCTAAGATTGGTGGAATGTTTTCAGGTGGTATTATTTCCGGCTTAGACTTGCTATACTTTGTATCATCCTTATCCCAATAAATATCTGCGGCTACGCCTAAAGCCTTGCATGACACGCTTATGGCATCTGTGAGTGCCATTTTGTAGCACTCGTCACTTACAAATAGGCCGCTTTTCTCTTTTGCCACAAAAGCGCTGCCGCCTGTGCCAGGTATTGCGTCGCTCCACTTGTCGCCGTCTTTGATAAACATTGAGATATTAACGAAAGCTGATATTTCGCCGTTTGCGCCTGTCTCAAGCCACATCTTTTCAATTTGATATTTCCAACCAATTCCGCAAGTGCCAAACTGCTCCGTCATCGCTTTAATACGCCACATCGGGTTAATATCTGTTTTGCCGCTCATTCTGCCGCCGCTAATTGACTTTAGTGCTTCTTTTGGCGGCTGGCGTAAAGCATTATAAATCGTTAAATTATCCAACGTTATATCCTCACTCTCGTCTGCTTGGTTTCAGTTATTTTAATGCCAGGTATTTCAACCTTGCCCTTAGCCGCCTTTACAAGCCTCTTGACAGCCCCTAAATCTACAGGGCGTAATTCTATGCCAGAAATTGAAACAGGGACAAGAGCGTTGTCTATGACGGTCACATCGTAGTCTATGGAATAAGAAACGCCCTTGACTGCCGATTGAGTAATCTCTATAAAAGGTGCGGTATCAACAATCTGCGTTGCGGTCTGATATTCAGTTTGCGCCTCTTCAACTTTGCCGTCAGCTTCAAGCTCTTCGGCCTTTTTAAGTTGAGCCTCATATTCTGCCTCTTGAATTTTGCGGGCAGCTTCTTCTTTTACTCTGCGGATGCGTTCCTGCTCCATCGTATAAGCGCCCATAAGCTTTTTGACTGCCGTTTCAGCCTCTTTCAAAGGCTCTAAAAATTGAGTTTCTTTCGCCGTTATGGCTTTCCATGAAGCATAAGCGTTGGCCTTGATATCTTTGAAAAAATCAACGACCGTGTCGCTATTGAATTTTATCTGCTTTAGAAACTCCGCTGCCGTGGTATAATCTTCGTCGCAAGAAATAGTCATCATGCCCGACATGGATTTTAAAGATAATGCGGTTTCTTTTATTTGCTGTTCGTCCATTATTTTTTCTCCCTTAATTTAATTTTTTTATGTCCTCGTGCCGGAATTTGTCTACTCGGCTCCCATGCCGGACTTCAATATATTCCCTATCAAATCCAATAACTTCCCCAAATCTTTCTACATGGTCAGCATACGGCCACATGCTCATAAACGGATTAATGATTTCCACCCTATCGCCTATGTAAAAACCATATAAACAACGTGCAGGGGGCGGCATCTTGTTCTCGTAGGTGGATTGCGCACGGTCAAGACCATCAACGTCAGACATTTTCAGCAGCATCCACAAGTTCGGATTTAAAGCCGTCGAAGTCGTCAAAGTCTTTGATGTTATCATGTGCGTCGGTTAAAAAGTTAAAAGCAATTGTCCTGTCGCCCTCGGATAATTTGAGATACCGCTCAAACTCAGATTTATAACGCTCTTTCGCGTATTCCTCTGCTCCCGCATCCTCAATCTTGCCGATAAATTCGTTTACTATTTCGGCTCTTGCCTTTGCAGTATCGTCATAGTCCTTTTTGGCTTCTTTGTATTGAGACAGTGCTGCGTCAGCAATTTGTTTGTCTTTCAGCACGGAATTGTAATACTCAGTTGAAAAATATTTTTCAGTTCCGATTGACGGTTTGTTATAATCCTCGATCGGTTTTATCACTCTGGTCGAATAGTCGTAACTAACCAATTCAGACGATTGCAATATTTCTAATACCTTTGCCGCGTCCTCTAAATTTAAAAACTTAAGACCCCCAAGAACATAAACCGTTACATCTGGATTAATAACCTTTACGGTCGGCTCAACCGGAACTTCTGGAAGAAGTGGTATACCCGCCAAAGCGCACTCATAATCAAGCATCATGCTTATCTGTTCCTCTGTTAAATTTGCAAGTTCCTTTTTGTTCATTTCTTCAAAACGTTTCATTTAATTTCCCTTGCTTTCTGCCTTATAAAGGCTTAAAATATAAACAGTTATTTTTCTTATGCGCCGTACGAGCCTTTGTAGGGCTTGTACGGCTTTGCTTTTGGGGTTTTGGATTATGTAGCCCCCGAATGATAGCGCTGTAAATGGTATGCCGAACATTAGCAGGATGCGGATTACTGCGGCGGTCATGACGGCAAGCCCAACAATTCAAGCGCCGCAAACATTCCGATAGCATAGATAACATTTTTGCTTATTTTCGCTTCACGCACGACTGCCTCAATCTGCACATCGCTCACCGTGTAAAGGTGAGGCAGCTTTTGAACATCCATTGGCTCAAACTTTATTTCTTTAATGCCGAGCTCATCTGCGTGCTCTGATAAAGTTTCTGCAAGTGATTTTTTAATCATGACTATTCCTCCCCGTAAAAACGGTCTGACTTTTTCGGTTCTGTTGTTCTGCCTGTGATAAAATCCGTATCAATAACAGCCCCAGACTCCAACTCGTCAAAATGCTCGTTGATGTATTGATGTGCAACCCGCAATTCATCAATTTTTTGTTTAGAGGGGTCGCAAACCGAAACACTGTCAAATTCAATCGGGAAAACAAAGTAATATCTGTTCCATTCTATTTGGTCTCTACCAAATCCCGATTTCCCTAATAGCCACGCCTCAGCCTCATTCACTGCGCCAAGTTTTATTGCCATTACCGGGATGCAAGTCGCCGGGGCTCTTACCTCAAATAGTTTAGTTTCCATTTTTTATTCCTCCTTTCAAATTCTCGCCGCTGACATTGTGCGGCTTGTCCTATACCATCCTGACCGGCAACATATCCGTTGCTGACATGTAGGCCACTTCTTTCATGTACCCTTTTTTAATAAGAAAACGCCGGATGAAGTCAATACCCTTTTGGTAAACAACTGTCTTGTAATTTTCGTGTACCTCGCCAGTCTTGGGGCTGGTATAGGTGCTTTCAATAACTCTAAAGTAGTGGCGGTCGCAAAACTCTTGATAGGGTATGTTGTTTGCCATGAGGATTGAGCTGTCTCTTAAAATGCGGAACAGGGTTGTCCGACCTTTGCTAAAATTAATAACCTTTGCGACGGTGCCGATGTCGATGCAATCCTTTGAGCCGGTGACTGTGTCATAAAAATCTGCCTTAGGCTGCAACTCTGCGGCTTTATGTTCCGCTACGAGCCGCCCCTCACGTTCTGTCTTGATTGCAATCGCAAGCTTTATAATGTAGTCGGGGTTTAAAAGGGTTTGCTCGATCACCTCGGGGGTCATGTACGCGCCGTGCTTGCGGATGGAGGGGATTACCTCGGCTGCAAGCCAATCAGTAAACTTTTCGGCTTCGGGTTTGCGTGACGAGAAAACGAGCTTATAAATTCCTGCCTCGTTAATAATGTTCATTTCTTGATTGCCGCCAAGGGTGCTGATACTGTGCGTACCCTTTGTTTGATCTGATAGTCTTGAAATTGCGTTCCATGTATCAACTATCTCCAAAATGTCGCATACATCTTTTGCGACAAACCAAACCTCGCCATCCTTTTCAACCGTTCTGACTTGTCTATCTGAATAATTAAAAACCTGCAATTGATTGTCCGTTTTGTCCACATCCTTTTCTTTAAATTTAAAGTGATTTTTCAGGGCAGTAAGAAGTTCCTCAATTTTTGATACCGGTAACGTGCCTATGTAACTTTTAAATCTGAATTTGTCAATTGACCTGATTTGCTCGCACATAATATCAGACAGTGCATCGGCATGAACCTTAACGTGTGTAGGGCTTTCCATGATCGTCTTTGTCATAGGGCAAATGGTTACAAGTGCATGGTATGTTTCATCCTCGCAGATAACCACAACTGGCCTCATGCCCCGTTGCTCATGATGTCCCGACGTTCCAAGATCGGCATAATACATCTGACCTATTTGGTAGTCCAACATTTTATCTCCTTCCTTTTAAATCATCAATTCCCTCATATAAACCTGCTGATTGATTTCGACCATGTGGGCAATTTCGGCCTTTGTGATTTTTCTATCCGAATAACGAATTAAAACTGTCGCGCCTGACGGGTCTTTACAAACTTCGGCGTATTGCTCGGTTGGTAAAAAGGGATGCTTCATTTTTGCGTTATCTTCTTCACTGATCTCGACCGGATATTTGCCCATAATAACCACCTCGTTAAATCGTATGTAACGCTGATTGTCCGTGTTTACTCCCATCCAAAGTATTTTTTGATCTTGGTTTCAAGTGGTGCGCTTACATCCTGACCATGCAAGGTTGACCATGTAAAATTGTAATTAGAGTTGATTGCTGTCGTGAGTTCCCTAAGAGATATGCCCCGTTTGCTAAGTTCGGAATATACTCTCAGCCCAAATTCGGATAATTTGTATTTCATTAAAATCCTCCTTTTCGACAAGTTGCACAAATTTAGCAGTAAAAATTCATAGCTATTTTTGTGTATTTTATATTGACATTTAAAATTCCGAAGTTTAACATTATGTTGTTCGGACAATAATAATAAACGCAGGAATTTTTATGTCTGTGTATAGTATATCTTAGAGTTCTAAGAATATCAATAGATATCTCTTAGTTTTCTAAGATTTGTCACTATGCATATATAGGAGTATGATAAATTGTGAATTATGACGATAAGAAAGCTATAGATAGAATTTTTGAATTGCTTGATCAAAAAGGAATAAAGCCCTCAAAAATGGCAGAAGATTTAAGATTCTCAACCGGCCTTGCTTCGCAATGGAAAGCTTATTTGCAGAAACCCTCAATAAACAAGATTAAATTGATCGCTCCTTATTTAAATGTTACAATTCCTTATCTGCTTAATGGCTCAGAAGAACCAAATGTAACGCAAATTATAGCAAGTCGAATAAAAGAAATAAGACAGCAAGAAAGCCCCGTCTATGACGACGAGGCACTTGAATACTTGGATGAATTACGCAATAGACCTGAAATGAGGATGCTTTTTAAAACTGCAAAAAAATCAACCAAAGAGGATATCGAACGAACAGTAAAAATTATTGAAGCGTTAAAAGGAAGCGAGTAGTTTGGACGAAGTGATTGTCAGATATTATGACCTGCCCTGCTCGGCAAAAGGCGTTACTGTTTTAGATGGAAACGGCGATTATAACATATATATTAATTCAAGACTTAACCATGAGCAGCAGCAGAAAGCAAAGCAGCATGAATTAAGGCATATTAAATACGGAGATTTTTATTCGAAAAAGGACACAAAATTTATTGAACATAGGGCGGAATGAAAATGAAAGCGTTACGGATTTTAGGCTACATATTGTTCGGGGTTTCAATGTTGTTCGGGGCTTATCTTTACATTGTTTCTTTTTACTTATGGTTTAGTTTAATTGGTTATTGGGGTTATTTAGTTTCGATGTTTTTCGTACCCGATATAGTTCTTATTGTTATTCGCATAGTTCAGCATGGGTTTTTAGATTGGTATGTATTGTATTTTGTAGGTGACACTATTTTATTTTGGATTGGTTTAATGCTTATGTCTGCCGGAAAGAAAGATTAAATTATGGATGAATTTAATAAAAGCGTTGCCATGTATTTGAGGAAGTCAAGAGCCGAAGAAAATGAGAACACCGAGGCGGTTCTTGCCCGACACAAAGCTACTTTAATGAAGTATGCTGCTATCAACAGAATAGATATAAAAAAGATATATGAAGAGATTGCCAGTGGCGATAGCCTATTTGCCCGCCCAAAGATGTTAGAACTGCTGCAAGACATTGAGGACAAACAATATACAGGCGTGTTGTGCGTCGATATAGACCGTCTGGGGCGCGGTAACATGCAGGAGCAGGGACTTATACTAAACACACTCAAAGACGCGTCTACAGCCATTATAACACCCGACAAGACGTATAATCTGAATGATGAACTTGATGAAACACAAACGGAGTTTAAAACATTCTTTGCCCGGCAGGAATTAAAGATGATAAAAAAGAGATTGAGCCGCGGAATAAGGCAAACGGTAGAAAAGGGCGGATATGTTTCTAACCCTCCCTTTGGATATAAAAGAGCACATAAAGATAAAATCCCGACATTGGAACCGGATCCCGAAGAGGCCGATATTGTAAAACTGATTTTTGAGTTGTATCTTGGAGATTATGGTTGCCAGTATATAAGTGAACGGTTGAACAAAATGGGTGTTAAACCTCACCGAGGTGAAGAATTTAACCGTCGCAGCGTCAGATATATTTTAACAAATGAAATTTATACAGGGAAAATCGTATGGGGCAAAACAAAGTTTCACCGGCCTAAAAAGGTTGGAGATACATTTTACAAAACAAATAATTCACCTGAAAACTGGATAACAATAGACGGATTGCAACCCGCAATAATAAGCCAGGACACTTTTGATAAAGTAGGCGAAATGGTAAGGCACAATTTAAAGCCCTCAACTCACGTTTCCGGAGTAATTGAAAACCCGCTTGCAGGAATACTATTATGTCGGAATTGCGGCTATTCTATGTCACGCCGTCCGTTTAATGGCAGAAAGTATCAACATGATTTATTAATATGTCCTATTAAGGGATGCATGAAAGCGTCACGGCTTGATCACGTCGAGCAAATCTTTTTAAAAAATCTTAGTGAAAAAGTTCCTCAACTTGAAATCGAACTCCAGCAGGAGCAAAGGGATAGCAGTGAGAAACAAAAGGAAATTCAAACAAGTAAAATGAAATTCGAACACGATAAACTGATAGCGCAACGTAATAAACTTTATGATCTGCTTGAACAGGGCATTTACACGGTCAATAAATTTCAAGAGCGTGAAAGCGGAATTACTGAAAAAATTGATAAGTTAGATTTTGATATTAGAACATTTGAAACAGAAAATAAATTGTTACCTAAACAGAAAAAAATTATAATTCCCAAAATAAAAAACGTTCTGCAAAAATATTGGGAAAGCACACCAACAGAAAAAAACGCCCTATTAAAGGACGTTGTTGAAAAAGCATATTATTATAAAACAAAAGACGCGAAACCTGATGATTTTACCTTAGATCTGATTTTAAAACTCTGACAACGTGGGTAGTGCAATTCGC